CTAAAACTCCAGATATACCTTGAAACATGTTCTCGATACTACCAAGAGTACTAGTTCCTTTGGTTACAAATTTCTGAAGTGCTAATATAAATGCGCCAAGGAATCCAGCATTTAGTGCATCAAATAGATTACTAAAATCGAGTGTTGAAACAGCATCAAAAATGGCAGTACCAAGACCACCTAATATTTTTCCAATCCAACTACCTAATCCAACAAGAATAGGAGCAGATTTTTCTAATAACTTTATTAAACCGCCTATTACAACAGCAACAACTTTTACTAAAGTTTCCAAAGGAGCAAAACGAATTTTAATCTTCTCAAAGAAATCAGTTATTCCACTGGTGTTTACACTGCCAAAAGTAAAGGCGTCTTTAATCTTTACTTTAAAAGATTCAAATGCTTCTTTAAGTTTATCAAACTCCGTTCTAATTTTACTAACAACTTCGGCAACTTTGTCTTGAAAGGTCGCAATTGCAGATTTTATATTTTCTATGCCTTTTACAAAGGTGTTCCCTGCTTTAAGTGCATCTCTAAGATTTAAAATCCATTCGGCAATTCTAACAACGTTATCAAATAAAGACTTTCCTAAGGATTCTATTCCACCGCCAATAGCTCTTTTATCAAATAGACCAAAGAAAGCAGTAAGAGCCATTATTGCAATATCAAAAATAGCAAAGAAACCCTTAAAAATAGTCTTTACCTTTTCAATAGTTTCTCCTCCCATTTTGAGGTTGTGAGCAAACAACATTAAACTAAAACTTATGTCATAAAGTTTCTTACCCCAGTTAACCTCAGTTGGAAAGATCTCTTTAAAAGCATCTTTAATCGGTGCAACCGCAACGACTATTGCTTCAAATGTTTTCCTAATAGCAGCTATAACTAAAGTTCTTCCACCTAAATCTTTCCAAGTTTGTAATATTTCATTACGAACATCTGAAGATCTAGTAATAATTCCACCAAACATATCGCTAAGATAAGTAAAGAATGTTTTAGCTTCTTGAAAATCACCAACAACAATTTTCCAAGTTTGTGCCCATCCAGATCCTAGTGCTTCCTTTAAAGTGTCTTTTAATTGTGTTAATGTTTTAACTTTAGTTGCCGCGTCATTAGCAGTTTGACCAAGTTTCAAAATTCCAGCTATCTGGTCTTCAGTATATCCCATTGTTTCTAATTGGGCAGCTGTAAGATCTCCGGTAAATTTTGATAAGGTCTCGGTTAAAATTTCACTTGTTAACCAACCCTCTTGCAAGGTATTTCTAAAACTGCCCTCACGCTTTATCATATTATCAATAGCAATACCATGAAGACGAGCAGTTTCTTTAAGAGCGTCTTGAAATACTTGACCACCCATACCAGCATTTACTACAGAGTTCCAGTCCATTAATTTAACAGTACCAGAAGCTAATGCTTGAGATAACTGATACATCGCGACAGCTGCTTGCTGTGAATTTGAACCAGAAACAGCAGCTAAGTTAGCAATACCTTTAATAGCATCTGCTGAGGTTTTCAAATCAATACCCGCAGCAGTAAAGGTGCCTATATTTTTCGTCATTTCTGAGAAATTATAAATAGTTTTGTCAGCATATGTATTTAATTCATCCAATACAGCATTAACTTCATCCATAGTAGTGCCTTTGGAAGCCGTATTTGCCATAATTGTCTGAATAGCATTCATTTGAGTTTCATATTCTGCAAAACCTGTTTTAGCTGGGCCAGTTATTGCTTGCCACATCTTATGCCCAAATTCCATAGCTTTATTCGTAAGATTTTGCAAAATGGTCATACCAATAATACCAAAAGTGGAAAATCTATTTTGTAGACTTTGAACACCATCGGCTATAGGTCCCAAATTAAAAGCTCTTCCGGCACTAGCTAAATTTGCTAAACTTCTAGCTGATTCATCTAATTGCAAACCCTTTTTTAGAGCGTTGAGTGATTCTATACTTTGCTTTGTTCCAGCTTCAAATTGCTTATTATCAAATCCTAAACCAACAACTCTATTATCAACTGTACTACTCATAAATTAGATACCTCCTTCCATATAGCCTCCGCAAGTTCATCAAATATGGGTTTCATAGCAGGATTAATATAATCCATTCCTTGAACATATCCACCAGTTCCAGTTCCATGCCCATATTGAATAAGTATCGCGGGCATAATACCATTTTCTTCATGTCTATTAAACCAGGCTATCGAGTAACCATTTTTAGTTATTTCAATATTATAATCCCATGAAGAAGCTGTTATTCCGGTATCTTTTGGAGTCGCAGAACTAAGAGCTGCAACTCCTTTCTTTCCATAACTACTAAGAATAGAATGCAGTCTAAGATTTTGCGCTTTATTTAAAAATCTCTCCGTATTACGAAAATCTCCACTATGTTTAATAGTAATCATGTTAACCTGTCGTATTCAATTGAGCTTTACGAGCCTCATTAAGTGCAGCATTACGTGAAAGAAGTTCTTTTCTCCCAATCTTTCCTTTAGGCTGATTCTTAATATTACAAACATTAATTAGAGTAAGTAATCTATTAAGATGCCATTTTTGGCATTCAAAAGGTATATTAAATAATATCATCCAATAATAAATAATTTCTGCTGTTATAATTTGTCTATTAATTGTTTTCTTTTGATCAGAAAACGTTGTTGCTGTCATTGGTGCATCAATATAAGAATTTACTTCTTTCATATTTTCATTAGTAAGACAATAATATATATCAAAATCGACATTTTGAGTTATTGTCATACAACGAATATAATCAATAACTTCTTCTGACGTTTTTTCAGTGTTGGACATAAATGGCTTACACCACTTAGATTCCCATTTCGATAAGGAGACTAGAGAGTGCTCTAACTGCAAAATTTGTTCTTTAGTTTTAACAAATTGGGACGTTCTCTCATTCCACAATTCAGTAGCTGGAATAGTTATAGTCAGCATCTCTAGTCTCCTTATAAGTTTTATGATTTAGGCGGAGGATTTTCCATAACAGGAACTACGCCATTAATGAACGCACTCGCTGCTTCTGCCGATGTACTTAATTCCATGAAGAGATCGCTATAGGCTTGAGTTTGAGTGAAAGCTTTGCTAAGTTCTTCGCTTTTTACAAAGCGTTTACCATCTTCACTTTTCTCACCATAAGATCTGGCAATAACATCCTTAAAGAGTCTAATAATTTCTTCTCCGTTCTCGGCTGCTACTATGGCATTAATCTTCTCGGCTAATCCACCTTTTGTGGATAATTCCATCTCGGCAAGTTCAGCTTTTGTTAGATTAAAATAGAACGTCTCAGTTCTTTCTACCCCATCAAAGTCCACATAAGTCATTGTTTTCTTAAGCATAAAAAACTCCTTTCAAAATTTTTAGTTTGTTTCAATAGTTATTAAATTATATGAACTAGCACAAAGGTTTTCCTCAATACATCCCTTTGCATCTCTCCACCCCTTAGCAAAATATGCAACATCTGCTTTTGCTAATAAAAGTATACTTTGACCAAGATACCAAATATCACGATTTACATCATTAGGAGGATCTTGTTTAATAATAGAATCGATTAGAACCATTTTTTCTCTAGGAAACATTTCTTTTACTTCCTTGAAAGCTTGAGCTCTTACCTCTTCAATTTCTATCTTTGTCTTTCCTTTCATAGGTTGACTAATAAATAGTTTCATCATATCTCCTCCTAAAATATAGGAGCCCTGACAATATTATCAAGGCTCCTATTTTTAATAAATGAAAATTAGGTAGTCTCTAACAAAGTTTTCACTGCCGCAGGCAATGGTAGATTGGCAACACCAGCCCCAGAATCGCCAAACAACTCATCTTCCAAAGCTGCTAGACCATTTACAGTAGCTTTTGTTGAATCAACAACGATTAAACTTACAGGCTGAAAACCGGTGAAAGAGGCAGGAGTACTAGTAACCTCCCAACTAAAAGTAAGCGCCTCAGGAGAATCATTCACGGAATTATATGCCTTCTCAGATGGAGAAGCTAGCAAACCATAGATAAGATGGAGTTTATAACCAAGATCTTGTCCACCAACATCATTACCCAATTTAGTCCTATATACTAGGCCAAATTGGCTACGAGGTTGCTGATAAGCATAACCACCTTTATCAGTAGAAATTTCTTTCGATCCATCACACGCATAAAATTCTTCTGGGAACGTATAAGCTTCAAGCGTGGCACCAAAAGTTTCAGTAGACATCAAAGTTAAATACTTAATATTATCTGCATAAATGCTTGTTGGTTCACCACCAGCAGGACTCTCCGTGACACTGATCAAACCGTTCCATGGAACGCCTAAAGGATAGTTACCACTACCATCCATTACATACAAAACACCCTTATCAATACCGGTTTCAAAATAACGTTTACCAGTATCATCCCAAACTAGTTTCGTCATGTTAAAATATCCTTTCAATAATAGATTATAAAAATATAGTGATTGAGATTATCATTAACAAAGTGCCTATCAAATAAACATTTTTCCAAAGATGCAACTTTGTCAACTATTAAACTATCCGGATCCCTATCTATAACGGTTAGAGAATATCGTTTTTCGAGTTTATATGGAACATTATTTGCAAATAATGTATCAATATCATCAAGATTATAAACAATACATGGATAGTTCATTTGAAAAGTGGGAGGAGGTTGGAAATATACATTCCTAGAACCCAATAATGTTTCAAGAAGTGTTTGGAAATCGGCTCTAGTTCCCATTATTATACACTCCTCCCACCGTTAAAATAATACGTGGCCTCTGAATTTCAAAAGAACTTATTTTCCAAGAGGTACCATTTATTTTTAAATAGCGCATATTGTGAGAGTTATTAACAGCAAATTCGTCAGCGATTATGCTAAAACGGTTATCAATTGTTAAATTTTCATTAACTTTTTCAGCATTTTCCCAACGTTTTGTATTACGAAGAATATCTCCACTGCAGGGACGCTCCGTAACAACCTCAATCCATGCGCCTGGCGCAGTTTCGCTTTCTTCAACTTCAGCATAACCTATAAAACCGTGAAACTTTGCCATATTAGAACTCCTTAATATTATGCCTGGGCGCGTTCAATAACCAAAGCAGACTTAGGCAGAGTCAAAGCACCAGAAATACGAGTTTCGATCAAATATTTGTATTGATTGTAATCAATATCGAAATCGTCAAACATACTAACGGCACCACCCTTATCTGCACCGATAGTATAATCATAAAGATTAACAATAAGACCAAGCAGATCATATTCAAGGGTGTCTGTACGATGTAGACCTTCCATAACTGGAACTTCAACAATACGAGAAACACGAAGAACAGCAGCCAAATCGGCTTCAGTCTTGTAAATACGATATCCCAGAGTATCTTTGATCAAGAGCATTTCGCTCAAGAAAGAAGGACTAGTGAACAGGACAGGATTCCCGGATCCTTTATAATTAACACGAGCTGCGGTGATCTTGTCAATAACTTCTTCCGGCAGATTGTCGGTAGAAGGCAATTTAACATGATGAGCATATAGATCGCTATCGGTCCAGATGGGACGAACACAAGTTTCGTCAATTTTATCTTCTGAGACACCAGAACGACCATCACCAACCAATACGGCACGAGCAATTTCCTCGTCCAACATAACACGCATTTCTGCTTTCAGCCAGGCAACGATATCCATATCAGTAATATCAAGAATATCATTACGATCAAGCTTCTGCTTCTTATAAATCGTAGTTGGGCTAGTAGTACGCTTCAAAAGACCGAAAACTTCATCTTTCTTCAACTCTCCCGTAACATAACCCATGGCACGAGCCGTGTCAACCGTAATATCCGCGTAAACGGACTTAATACGTGAGAATGGAGTATGGCGAGTTCCCTGGATAACTGGAGCTACCCAAGTAGTTTCGCGTTTCAAAAATGCGGGTTGACCTTCTACCAGACGAGCATCTGGGAACAAATAGTCAATATTATCAATACCGTAAGTTCCAGCATGTGCTAAAATTGATTGCTTTAATGATCCATATTTAAAGGCATCAGTAGTAATCTCTTTAAATTGATCCCCAGTAAGATACACCCGAGGACTGCCAGCTGATACGTCAAAAACGTTGTTTTTCATTATACCAATATCTCCTTCATGAGTTAAAATATTATCGTCAGCATCGGATTGCTGAGCTTCTTCTTCATCTTCTTCGCCCTCTACTAGGGCTCCAACAATTGCATAAACTGCCGTCTTTTGTTTCTCACTTAAAGTGTTAAAAACATCCTCGACGGTTTCATCATCACTATCATCAGCATGTTTAATTGGTTCAATAGGTTTTTCTTCCATAGGTTTTTCCATAGGTTTTTCTTCTTGAGCTTCTAATTCTAAACCAGTATAAATAATAGCCTCTTCTAAATCGGTAGTAATACTTCCGTCACCATGTTCGAAGGCTAAATTATCGATAACAGCTCCTGGATTTGCTCCAGCCATAACGAGACTTACTTCACGAATCATACCATGAATAACATTTTTAGCTTTCTCAACAAGTTGATTCGCATAAATTGATAAATATGCAATATCACCATGCTTAACTAGAAGTTTTGCATTCTTACCAGACTCAGTTTCATTAAAAGTACAATAAGCATAAACTCCATCTTCGCGATTTTCAAGTAAAGCATGGCCAAGAACATTTGATGGTTCACTATGCTGATGCTGCCAAACTAATGGTACAGTCGTGCCGTCATTATCTCTAAAGGCATCCCTTAAAATAACACGACCATCAGTACATTTAAGACCATTTTTAGTGGCATAACCACCAAAATCAAACTTAGCGTCAGTCATTTAAAATAAACTCCTTCCATTTTGATTATTTTCAGAATCTTCCTCTAACTGTTCAGGTTGACCCTCTTCTGGTTTGTCCTGTTCGGGTCGATTAAGATTCTTATTACGTAATTCTTCTGCACCAGGATCTTTACTAGGTTTACGACCGACTATTTGTCGAATCTCATTAGATGTAAGAATTTCATTCCTTGTAAACTTATCTGCTATATCAGCAATCTGACTAACAGGAACAAGTTTGAAAGGATCTCTAACAGCCATAATAGATTGACCCTGGGTTCTACCTGTTTTTGTTATGAAGACACGTTTCATTCCATCTATAATTGCAGAAAGGAACGGTTCAATGGAACGGTTATAATAATTTATCATCTCTTTTTCATCCGCAGTACCGTCAAAGACAGCTTTTGTTAAACCTAACTGGCTATATAGCATACTCGTTAGAAACTCAATTTGTCCCATCAGGTTATTCTCTGCAGGTCTATTTAGTTGTGTAACCTTTTCCGTACCATCAGTATA